AAAATTAAAAACTTAATTACAAGACCTTATATGAAGCCTCTTGTATTAAAAGACGAAATAGACACATCTTTAAAAACTTTAAAAACAAAAACTAAAACTGAATTAGAAAAATTAGGTAGAAAAGTTGGCGTAGAGTTAGATAAAAGATTTACTAAAGATAAATTAATTAAACAAATTAGAAAACATTGTAAATAATGGCAACGGTAATAAAACCAAAAAGAAGTGAAGTAGCAAGTTCTATACCAGCAGCTAACTCGTTAGCAATAGGTGAAATTGCAATGAATGTTACAGATGGTAAGTTTTACACTAAAACATCTGGTAATGTTGTTAAAGAAATGGGTGGTGCAGGTTCAGTTACTTTACAGAATGTTGTTGCAAACGGAGCTGTTGCAGGTAATGATATTACTTTAGATGGTGCAAATTTAATTTTTGAAGGTTATCAAGCAAATGCTTATGAAACAACTTTAACAGTTGTAGAGCCAACACAAGATAGAACGGTATCTTTACCTAATGTTACAGGAACGGTTATTACTTCAGGCAATTTAACAATAGACGGCACTTCATCTGGTGACGCTTTAGCAGCTGATGGTGACGCATTAGCTTATGGAATAGTATTTGGAGGATAATTATGGCTAGTACATTTAAAAATCAAGGTGCAACTTTAAGTGGTAATGAAACCGATTTTTATACAGCACCAGGTGGTACAGCTTCAGTTATTCATGCATTATATATAACTAATAAAAGTTCAACTAATATTGGCAAAGTAGATGTTAAAGTTACAACAGATGGCGGTTCTACATTTTTTCATGTGGCAAAAGGTACAGAAATACCTGTAAACAATACTTTGACTATGGACAAACCAATTAATTTAGAAGCGGGAGATAAACTTCGGGTGTTAGCACTAGCAAATCCAGATTCATCAGCAATTGATATGGAAGCTTTTGCAAGTATTTTAGAGGTAAGTTAAGATGGCATTACTTAAACAACAAACAAGTACAGATAGTTCAAATGTAACTCTGAAAAAATTTAATGCTCTTCGTAGAACACAGGACGGAATGTTATATTTAACTTCTATTGACCCTAATACAGAAAAGGCAGATATACAATTATCAAACTATTTTGAACCAGGTAAGTCAGATTTATTACCTAAAGATGGTGAAACAGACTACACCGAAGAAAGATTAGAATTATACAATGTCCAGTATTTTACTGGCGACAACTCAACAACAGCTTTTACTTCAAATGTAAATGGTATTGCTCCGGAACAATATGTGGTTTATTTAGATGGCGTAAGAAAAACGGCATACGCAGATTATAATGTTTCTGGTACATCTATATCATTTACTATAAAACCTGCCAATAATGCGGTAATAACGGTAGGACAGATAAATAAAAGATATAAAAATAACGACAGCGATAGGTACCAACAATTTGTATTTGATGATAATACTACAACAATTTTCCTTATAAATAGTAATGGAGATTTGGTGAGAAGAGTAAATAATGCTAGACCGTCAGAATTAACAACTACAAGTGATGATTTTGACACATTTGAAACAACAACAGGACAAGCATACTCAACTACTTATCAAAGCGCAGTATAGGATAATAAATGGCAGATTTTAAACTAGGTAGACTTAAATTTAAATGGAGAGGTGATTGGCAAACTTCAACAGCTTATGTTGTTGATGATATTATCAAGTACGGCGGTAACACTTATGTTGTTGTAACAAATCATACTTCACAAGCTTCTTCAGCAAACTTTTATACAGATTTATCAGCAGCAAAATATCAATTACATACAGAGGGTTTATTCTTCAAAGGTGATTGGGCTGCTTCAACACATTACAAATTAAATGACCTAGTAAAATACGGTGCATTTCAATATAGAACAACAACTCAACACACATCACACGCAAGTACATTTGACCCTAGTAAATTTGAAGTTTACGGAGAGGGTTTTCAATTTGAAGATTCTTATAACGCAAGTACAACCTATCAAGATGGTGATGTAGTAACATATGGTGGTTACACTTATATTTGGATAAACAATACACCAGGGTCAGGACAAACACCAACTGATAACACATATTGGGATGTTGTAACAACAGGTTTCAAAGCATTAGGCGAATACTCACACGGAACAACTTATAAAACTGGTGACACTATTCAATATGGTGGTAATAATTATGTGTGTACAGCAAACCACACAAATCAATATCCAGCAAATACAAACGGTTCTACAAACACATCATATTGGACATTAAACCTTGAAGGATTTAATTACAGAGCAGCTTATAGTGCAGTAACAACTTATAATATTGGTGATGTCGTAAGACATACTTCATCAAGTTATGTTTTGTTAAAAGACAGAATAACAAATGTAACACCAGGTACAGACGGTACAGCGTGGCAAATAGTTGCACAAGGAGATACTGGTGCTGTATTGAGTACAAGAGGTGATATAATTGTACAAGACGCTTCTCAAGCTCAAAGACTTCCAATAGGAACATCAGGTTCAGTTTTAACATCTGACGGTACTGATACAAAATGGTCAGCACCTGAAGGTAAAAATGTTTATTATGTTTCAAATGCAGGTAATGATTCAAATGTTGGTTCACAATATTTACCTTTTAAAACAATTAACTATGCATTATCACAGGCAACTTCAGGTGACATAGTAGAATTTACATCTATCACAGGTGGTACAGGTGGTACTCCATCAACTTATCCTAGTGTTTCTCAATCAGCAACAACTGGTTCAGGTATAGGTGCAAAAATTAAAGTTGTAACAGACGGTTCTTCAACACCAGGTGTTGAGATAGTTGATGGTGGTTCAGGACATGCAGCCGGCGATACAGTAACTTTTCCAGGTTCTTCAATCGGTGGTTCTTCAGATATTACAATTTCAGTTGTGTCTGCTTCAATCGGTGATGTTATCTATATTAAAAACGGTGTTTATAGAGAAAATTTACCTTTACAAATTAAAGCAGGTGTAACCGTTCAAGGTGAATCTTTAAGAGGCACAGAGATTAGACCAAATACAGGAACAGGTTCACAAGTTAAAACAGTTTCAATAGGAACAAATGTTAGTGGCGCTGCTAATGCTACTTATAATTATGTTCATCAATCAGCTTCAAGTTCAAATGGTTTAGGTGCAGTATTTAATATTGTTATCGCAGGCGGTCAAGTAACTGCTGTTACCGTTTATCATGGTGGTCACGGATATTCAAACGCAGATACGATTACAATACCAGCAGCTAATATTGGTAACGGTGGTAATTTAGTTCTTAATGTAACAGGTTTAGAAGATAATAATGCTTCAAACATGTTCTTAATGAACAATCAAACAAACCTTGTACAAATGTCTATGAAAGGTTTAACAGGAACACCAACAGCTGGTGGTACTGGTAAAGCTGCCGTTGTATCATTAGACCCTAACGGTTCAATTACAACTGCTTCGCCTTATGTTCAAAACTGCTCATCTGTTAATACAGGTGCTACAGGTATTCAAATTGATGGTAACTTACATAGTTCAGGTAATAAATCAATTCTTGCAAATGACTTTACACAAATAAACTCTGACGGTATTGGTGTTCATGCATTGGCAGGCGGCCGTGGTGAAATGGTTTCAATCTTTACTTACTATTGTGCTAAATCATTCTATGCTCATTCAGGTGGGTTTATTAGAGGTTTAAATTGTTCATCTGCTTACGGTGAAATTGGTGCTGAATCAACAGGTACTTTACCTAGTGAAACTGCTGTCGTAGTACAATCTCGTGGTGATATGTTATCTTACAATGCTACAGGTTTTGTAGGGGCAGCTACAGAGTCAGATATTTCAGATTGTATAGCAACATCTGGTTCAGGTACAGCAACCGTTTCAGGTAATACTTCAGGTGCAACTGCTAGAATATTCAGAGTAAACATCTCAACAGATAAATTACATATAGAAAATAAAAGTGGTACTTTCACAAATGGAGAAGTAATCACAATCACAAAAGAAAATTCAACAACATTCCAAGTTCAACTTGCTAGTTCAAGTGCTCAAATAGGTCAAACAGGTGCCTTAATTGCAGTTTCTTCATCTGACTCAACATTAGGTTCAACTGGTGTTATTAAACTTGGTTCTAATGTTGTATTTACTGGCGATGGTACTTATTACAGAGTATCAGCAGTATCGGAAGAAAATACAAGTGCTAGAACAGCATTAATCAGATTAACTTCAAATATCGGATTATCAAAAGCAAAAGCACATAATACAACTACAACATTAACAACAAAATATTCAAATGTTCGTTTAACAGGACATGACTTCTTAAGCATAGGTACTGGTGATGTTGCTACATCAAATTATCCAGGTGGACCATCTCAACCTGCTGACCAATCAGACGAAGTAAACGAATTACAAGGTGGTCGTGTTTACTTTACATCAACTGACCAAGATGGTGATTTTAGAGTTGGTGATTTATTCAGAATTCAACAGGCAACAGGTATTGCGACACTAAACGCAGACGCCTTTGACCTTTCAGGACTAAACGAATTACAACTAGGTTCTATTGGTGCCGAGTTAGGTGCGACAATTAATGAATTTAGTACAGACGAAACATTAGCAGGAGACTCTAATACATCTGTACCTACTGAAAGAGCTGTAAAAGGTTTCTTATTAAGAGATAATATGGGCACAGGCAATCTTGTACCACCTACTGGTACAACTGCTGAAAGACCTACAGGTGGCGCATTAAAGACAGGTGGTTTAAGATACAATACAACATTGTCAACTTGGGAAGGTTATAATGGTTCAGTATGGACAGGTTTAGGTGGTGGTAATCCATGGTCAACATTAACTGCTGATGGTTCTACAACTCCTACATTAGCTGCAAGTGATAGAAAATTTGTTGATACAACTTCTCATGCAATAACAATTAATTTACCTGCTTCACCATTAACAGGAGACCAAATTAGAATATTAGATTTGGCAGGAACATTTGGTACAAATAGTTGTACTATTGCAAGAAACGGTAAAAAAATTATGAATTTAACTGAAAACTTAATAGTTTCTACAACAAATGCAGGATTTGAATTAGTATTTACAGGCGATACTTATGGATGGAAATTAACAGAGTTAGCTTAAAAAGGATAAATAAGTAATATGGCAACATTAAAACAATTTACAGACAGAGCAGAGATATACGGATTAACTATTTCCGATTCTGATGGTAATGGTATTAATGATAGTATATCAGTTACAACTACAAACGGTGGTAATGATAGTATTTCATCTGCTCAATTTGCAGCTTTTACAAATACGGTATATGCAACAACAGGATTTGTGTTTAGTATAAATGCAAGTGGAGAATTAATAGCGACGGTATAGGATAAAATATGGCTACAGTAAATTTTGGTAAAATAAAAAAAGTTTGGAAAGGCGCTTATGCTGGCGGTACTGCTTACACGGTAGATGATATTGTTGGTCATAATGGTATTTCATACATATGTACAGCCGCTACAACAGGCAATGCTCCACCAAATGCTTCATATTGGGATAATTACGCAGTAGGTTCAGATTTAACGGCAATTTCAGGTTTAGCCGCAAACGATTTATTATATTGGACTGGTAGTGCATGGGCAAGAAGAGCTATAGGTTCAGCAGGACAGGCTTTAAAAGTTAATACAGGTGCCAATGGATTTGATTTTGGTGCTGCTGGTAAATTAGTTAAAACAGCACACTACGAAGACGCAAATAGAAGAACAAGCTCAGGTGATAATGTAACTTGGCATAGTGCAAGAAATTTTTTTAATAAATCAAGCGCTACAAGCCACATTATGATTAGTGGACAATTTAGAGGTTCTGATAACCAAGGTAATGACGCTTCAGTACCTAATTGTACATTTACTGATAGTGCAGGTAATCAATGGAGAATACCATGTGGTTATCAGACAACATCTGGCCATAATAACTCATTAAACGCATATCATATATTTGGTTTAATTGGTGGCACAGAATACAGAATTACAGGTAGCGTAACAGCTCCAGCTTCAGGACAAATGACAATAAGTTTTCAGGTTAACTCAAATAGTAATGCTAGTAATGACGCATGGCGAGAAATGAATCCAAGTAATAGTGATGATGGTAGACTATATGCAAATAATAACGCATTAGGTTATAATTCACAAGTAAACATTTATGAGTTTGAACCAAGTTAAGGATAAGATATGGCAGTAACACAAATAGGAAGAATAGGACAGGTTTGGCAAGGAACATATAGCGGTTCAACAGCTTATGTTGTTGATGATGTTGTAGAACATAGTGGTGGCGCTTACATTTGTAAACAAGCTTCAACAGGTAATGTCCCTACAAACACGACATATTGGGATAATATGGCAGCTGCTTCAGGTCTTTCTTCAATAGGAAGTTTGGCTGCTGGAGATATAGTTGTTTATAACGGTTCAGCATGGGCAAGATTAGGAAAAGGTTCAGCAGGTCAAGGTTTAACAGTTAATGCAGCTGGAAACGGATTAGAATATGGAACGGTAGGAACAGTTGTAAAAGTTCATTGGTATGCAGATAGAACAAGAAGAAATCATGGACATGGAAATAGACGAGAAATGTGGAGCGGTATTAACTTTATCAATAAGGTTAGAGCAGATTCTTATTTAGTTATAGAAGGCGAAATAGCAGGAATAAAAAACCAAGGTAATGATAAAGCATTAAAAAGATTAGAATTTACAGATTCAGCAGGTAATACATGGGAATTTACAGGCTCGTACAGAGGTAATGGTGGACATGGTAACGCTTTAAATCCAGCACCTTTTGTATGTTACATTGGTCCTACTGCTCAAGGTACTGACCAAAATATTGAAACACATAGAACATCTGGTAGTGTTACTACAGCAGCTGCAGGTCAAATGACATGGAGAGCATGGATGTGGTGTGCCAATAATACAGGTAGTGCTTCTTGGACATCTACAAATCCAACTAATAGTGATGACAATAGATTATGGGAACAATCTGATAAAAGAGCTCAACATACTAGAGCGATAATTTATGAGGTAATAGTATAATGGCAATTAATAATTCACAACTTAAAACAACATGGCGTGGCACTTACGCAGGTGGAACAACTTATAGTGTAAATGATATGGTTCTATATAATGGTAGTGCATGGATTTATAGAAATGCAACATCAGCTTCCGGTTATGCACCGGGTACTGCTTCAGCAGACTCAACTGCTTACTGGTATAGAGTTACAAAAGGTTCAGATTTAGGTGCTTTAAGTTTATCAGCTGGTTCATTAATTAAATATGACGGTTCAAATTTTGTAGGACAATCAATTGGTACGGCAGGTCAATCATTAAAAGTAAATTCAGGTGCTACAGATTTAGAATTTGGTGCTGGTGGTGGTGATATAAATTATTCACTACATACAGATAGAAATAGAAGAACAGGCTCAGGTGATAATGTAACTTGGGTATCTAATAGAACAATTTATACAAAACAACTAGCTACAACAAATTTATTTTTTATGTGTGAATTAAGAGGTACTGATAACCAAGGTAATGACTGCTCTGTTCCACAAGTTACAATAACAGATTCAGCTGGTAATCAATGGCGTTCAGCTGCTAATTACAAAGGTAATGGTGGTCATACTAACGCTATGAATAATTACAGATGGTATTTTCACATTGGAGACCAAGACGCAACTCATTATAGAGAAAGCGGTTCAGCTACATATGCAGCTGCAGGCGCAATAAACTTTACACTTTACACTACTTCAAGAACAGGTAGTGGTAGTGATAACTGGAGACAAATGAATCCAACTAATAGTGATGATAATAGAAATTATCCTCATAGTGATACAAGAAGTCATGCAAGTGTGTGGCAAATATTTGAATTTGACCCTCTATAATAATTTATTATAAATAAGAATAAGGAGAAACAAAACTATGGCAAAAAATGTAGATGACGCTTTATTTGCAAGTGGTAAAAAGTTTAGTTACGAAGGCGAAAGACCAACGACTGAAGCAGAATATAACGCTGCTAACATTCAATGGGGCGATGGTGTAACACCTATGGCTTGGGCAGATGTTCAAACTAAAATTACTGAACTAGAAGCTTTGGAATACAAAGAAGATAGAGAAAAAGCTTACCCAAAAATAGGTGACCAATTAGATAATTTATGGCATTCTATTGACGCTGACGCAGACCTTAAAACAAAGTTTGCTACTTTTTACAACGCAATCAAAGCAATTAAAGACGCAAATCCTAAGTCCTAATCTCTAATCAATTTAGAGGGGACTTAGGCTTTTTATGAGGATATTATGGAAAACATTGCACAAATATATGATGATTATATACCCCTAGATTGGTGTCAATCATTAGAAAACATATTACTTAAAAACGATACCATAAATCTATTTGATTTCGGTAAAAATAGTGATAAGCGTTGGGTACACAACTATTCAACGGCACCATTACTTTTTGAAAACGAAAAACAAAAAGATAGTTTTCAACACACATCATTATTATTAGACGGAAAAGATTTTAGAGATAGAGCTGTTGTAAATTTTTTTGCAACTTTTTTTAGTTGGATGCCATTTGGTGTTGATGGTATAATGAGAATTAAAGCTAACTATACCACACCTAAAATAAATTTTACAACAGAAAATTATCAAAATATTCATACAGATAATAATAAAGAAACATTTAGTATTTTATTATATGTTTCAGAATCGGATGGAGATACTTTTTTATTTGATAAAGAAGGTAAAAATGTTATTGACCATATACCTTACAAAAGAGGTAGAGTAGCAGTTATACCATCAACCACACCACACGCTGGACAATTTCCTACAAAACATAATAGTAGATTGGTAATTAATTCTATTGTTCAAAAAATTGTAGATAAAAATGTTGTAGAAGGTAGAGATGAACCTGGAACTGGTGATAATTTTTTTACAGAAAAAAAAATTAAGTTATACAAATAATGCTTGACATTAAAGAATTAACTTTAGAACATCATAAAAACGCAGAGCGCCAAGATTTTGTCAGAATATTAATGTCTGGTCAAATAGATGAAAAATTGTATGCAACATATTTGTATAATCAATTACAATGTTATTCAGTATTAGAAAAATATGGTTTACATAATTCTCTTTTTAGAGATACGCCAGGTCTATTAAGAGCTGAACATATACATTATGATTATAGGCATTTGTGGACAGACATAGGCTCACCACCAGAAATAACTCAAAGCACAAAA